TATTATGAAGTGCATAGATCACATCTCTAAATACTCCTTGATTCCACAAATCGGTGATCTCAAACCCTATTTTAATTTTACTCATATTAATTTTTTAAGAAGCTCCTTAGCTTCCTGTTCACCATATTTGTGCACAAACTCACTTATATCTTTACAACCTGTTTCTTCTGGTATAAATATAAGCTGAAATTTGTTATATTGTACTTTTAATTTGTTAGCACTCTTTACTCCCTCATCATCTGATATTTTATTATCATACAGACAAGCTAGTCTATTAAATCTGTTGTCAAAGTCTATATAGACCTCAATAGGTAATCCAGCTGTCTCTGAAGAGAGACTCACTGCCCAATAGCCTAACTTCTTAAGCACAATTCTGTCTTTACGACTCTTAGTTATAATAAGTAAATCTCCTTTTTTAGGAAGTTTACTATAACCATCTATATTCTTTCTTGAAGAATTGTTAAGGAATCTGATTCCTGTTTTCTTATTAGCAAGAGGAAAATAAATCTTATACCCTATAAATTCATTAGTTTCATAATCATACTCCTTATAAGCATATATAGGATTAGATTTTTTATATTCAAATACTGTTGTTATATCACCTTTTACAAGGTAAGCATATCTACAGCTTATAATCTCTTCATCTTCAAGTGTTTGAAGAGATATTCCATATTTACCCCAATAATCATAATCTGTAGATGTATAATTCTGAGATACAATTTCAATTCTAGGTCTTATTCTTGGTTTATGAGGATTATTGATAGCATCATTTGCTACTATCACACTAGGATTTATATCAATTTTTATATCTTTGATTTTGAAATCATTAGCTATTATATGTAAAGCTTCATAAAAAGTACATCCATACTTCTTTTGTATATAAGTAAAACAGTTATAATGATCTCCTGTACCAAAGTCTTTATATAAAAGATTACCATATCTATCAGTAATTCTACATCCAGGTTTAGAATCTACATACAACTCACTCTTAAACGATTTATCTATCTCTTCAAAGTTATGACAGTATTTCTTCCATATGGAAAATTCACTTACTTTTTTTAAGATATCATCAATAGTTATATCTTCTTTAGCATCATTAAAATCAAACATACTTATATATAAAAAGGGACTCCTATCAGGAACGATAGGAGTTGCCCTTAGTTATTATTATTTTACCATTTTGGTGCTGCACCAGAGGTATGAATACCAGGTGTTGCAGGTGGAAGACCACTTAACATTTTGATATTTTTAGTAGGATCAAAAGTTAATGTGTTACTTCCTGCTGGAGCAAAACATTTACCACCACCAATTTCAGCTTTAATCCAATTCTTTTTATCAGCACTGTTAGCTTGGATTTCTTTACCATTTAAACGTACATCAAAAGGTTTTCCAACCATTACACGTGCTAATCCAGCAGACAATTCAGCTGGAGATTTAGCTGCAGGTAACTGTGTTTTAGCTGTGTCAAAATCAGTATTATTAATAGCTGCTAATAAGTTAACTAATGCGGGTTTAGTAATATCCCAAGCACTTTGTTTAGAACCTTCTTTTGGTATATTATTTAAGTAATAGCGTTGATTACAAACTAATCCTGCTTTATCTTCTAATACTAATTCAATAAATGGTGCACCTGTACCAGCTACCCCATCAGTAATTCCTGTAATCTTTACAGTATGAACACCTGGTTCTAAAAATTTATTACCATTGTTCTCTGCGTCTTTAAAATCAAACATTTTATTTTTGTTTTATATATTCTTATTATTTGTTGTTCTCAATTTTAGTTTACTACTTCTGTAGAAGGTGACTCCACTAATGTATACGTAGGTTTATGTGTCTTTTTAATCTTTAAACCTGCATCTTTTAATAGACGACCTGTTGCTGCCATTGTTAAGTTATACTTATCAGCAATTTGATTCTTCTTTGCTCCCTCATTTACCAATTTGGTAAGTTCTGTCTTTGAAATTTCAATCATTTGTTCTTATTCTATTTGTTCTTTTTATTTGTAATATTCATCCATAGCTTTAAACACTACAGATAAATCATTAGGTATGTATAAACTATCAAACATGTCTGCTGGAGACTTTGCTGGAATAATTATACCATTCTTTTGCACTCTATTAGTTACAAAATTGTATTTAGCTTCACCTGATTTATCATCAAAAGAAACGTTGGTAAATAGAGCTACAGTTACAACTCCTAGAGGGTTATACTGATCTTCAACCATTTTACCTACAGTTTTTAACTTCTTACCAACCTTAATTCTATCAGAAACATCATCATCATCATGGAACATGAATACTACATTCAAATCCTCTCTCATAGTTTTAGCATAAGCAATGATTTGTTGCATATGTAAAGCTATATCCGTAAACTTACCAACTTTTTGTTAGCACTAATTCTCATTAGTGATCGGACTATATCTTATTTGTTATTGTTAGAGAATCTTCTAAATTCCAACCTCTATGTAGTCTTGAAGACACAATGTTTGGTGGAATATTTGAGTATTTAGAGCAAATATATTTTAAAGTTCCTAATTCACCATTATACGTATATAATTTAGTAAATTTTATAGCATCTTCAAAAGATAAATTTTGTCTATATATTCTTTGGTACAGAGTAGTATATTTTATACCAAGTTTTATTGACCAATCTTTCAATGTATGAGATTCTTCTTTATAGTTTATAACTATATTAAAATCCCCTCTATTACTAGATTGTTCTTTAGCTGTAGCCCATCTACAGTTTTCTTTATAATAACCTTTAGTATTATCTTCTCTGTCTATACTGTGTAATTTAGAAGGCGCATAACCCATATCTTCTATAAATGCTTCATAAGATGATCTCCATCTTTCACAAACATTAATAGTTAAATACACTCCTGTCTTCGCAGAAGGTGCACTACATCTAGATTTCATATTTTTCCAAATTCTATACTCTCTTATATCTCTTTTTCTCATTTTAACAAATCTTCCTGTTTAGTCTCTGAACCTTATTTTCGCTATACAAATATACGAAAATCTTGGCTGCGGATTGTCTAATTTTAATCTTTTTTACTCTATCTGGGTAATTATTCCAGCCCTATAATATATCACTATTTATAGTTAGTAGATTAAACTCTAAAGAGTTTCCCGTCAATTTAAGAAGTTTATACAGACCTTAGTATGTTAAGCCTGTTTCTTTAGCTCTAGCAAATAATTCAGTAGTCATAATAAAACCAATATCATCAAGAATTAAATTCTTAATATGTTTAGCTTCCTCATTAATACCCTTCATAAGACCAAGTAATTCAGAATAATTATCTGTTTCCTTAATATTACGATTTTCAGCATTATATAAACTCTTAGAACCCTTAAAAGGGAGAGGTTTATTTAATGTGTTAATGATATATGTAGCCTTTGGATCTAGATTTTTTAAACTGGTTGACTTTCCAGATCCTGTGTCCAACAGTGTTATCTTAAAGGCTTTTTATCCTTTAATTCTTACAATTTTATTCTTGTAAGTTCGGCATATATTTTCATCTCATTAAGATGAGGGATACTCTTGGTTAGATTATATTTATTCACTAACTATGCTCTACACTACTAATTAACCTTTCGTAATTTAATTAGTTAGCTCGGTATTATCGTTTCAGACTTCACCGAATTTACCCCTTGATTATTTAAATTATCACTAACTTAAACGGCAACTTTATATTATTTGTTAAATAACTTAAATCTTCTTTCTTTTCTAGATAAGTATTACTAAATTGATATCCTTTTATATGTAGTCTTGTTTTATTTTTCATAAAACATTTTGAAATACACTTTCTAGATAAATTTAATTCTCTAGCAGCTTCTGCTCTAGAATCAAATCTTTTAATAAAAACTCCTTTTATATCATAAACAAAAATTTCTTTTAATCCTCTTCTATTAGAAGGGTTCATAAAATAATTTTTAAGAGATTTAGATATTTTATCTTTCATCTCTAGAGTTATTTGGGTATTTAATCCTCCCTCACCTCTATCATTATGATTTAAAATTCTTTCTTTATACTTATTAATAAGAGCTCTTTCAATATTATATGAATTTCTCCACCCATCAACAATACAAAGTTTACGTATAATAGGTTTTAAATTTTGTTTTAACAAAGATTTAATCCAATTACATTTATGTGTAAAATTATATTCTAGTTTAGATTTAGAAATATGTTCTCCTAATCGTTTTTCAAGTGAACATTTAGTTCTTCCTATATATCTTACTTTTAAAGTAAGAGGATCAATTAAAACATATATTATTACTTTTTCCATTTTATATCTAGTAAAGATATAGAAAATTTAAATAAGAAACAAATTTTTCTTACCACAGACAATAATTACTCTTGCCATTATCTTTCATTTATTAATTTATTGTATTTGTCCATTAGAGATTGTGATCTTAATATCTCATCTGGTTTAGGTAATTCTTCAAAACTACCTGCTTCTGGTAGAAATAATAAGCCAATTGCTATACCATCTCTACTTAATCTATTCTTAATAACCTTAAGCATTCTAAATCTATCCTTAAGATTATACTTTTCATCTTTAACATTAATATTGTAACCTAAACAGGTTTCCATATCCATCTTATGAGCATTCATAAGACCTATTACTACATCAGCATCAGTATAAGGGTTTGTAGAATCCTTAAAATCAGATTGTTGAGGTGAAATATCTACTCCTTTAAATTTCTGTCTTTCAACAGAACTTAATCCTTGATTAAATTGTTGTAACCAGAATGAGGTCATTCCAAATAAATTTCTAAGTACTATATTATATTCAGATAACTTATCAAGATTTCTCTTGAGATCAAATCCACGTTCTATCTTAGATAGTGCAATATGATCTATAACTGAGATATTATATTCATTAGGATCATTTAGTAAAAACTTAACAATTCTTTCTTTCTTAGTTCCATCTTCATCTACATAAGGTTCTTTAATAAAAGTACCTCTTGATTCCATATGTCTCCATAATTCCTTATAGATACCAGTGGGATTAGTAACCTCAAATATCCAATTGATTTTAGAAAACAGTAACTCTAAGTTATCCATTTCATCATCTACAATTTGCTTTTGATCTTTAGTCAGTCTATTATCCCCAAAACCTTTTATAACCTCAGGAGCTATAAAAATACCATATTTTTTATATATAAGTATTGACATCCAAGTAGCCTTTTTATGCTCCTCATTCATTTCAAAACTGTAATAAAAGATGTTTATAGTAATATTCTTACTCATAGCCTCTTCTAGAGCATTAAGTATGATGAAATCAACTAATGTTGTCTTAGCACTACCTGATAAACCACCTATTAATGTATAACAAGCTCTCTGAACTCCAAATATATATCTATTGATTCTACCAAGACCATTATCAAGACCTTGATACTTTCCTTTTAACCCTTCTTCAACTCTCTCTCTAAATGTCATTAAATTAGTTCAGTATTAGTATCACTAGTATTATTTGTTACAGAACCTGTTTTAGAAGCTTCTTCCATATAAGTTTCCCAATTTTGTTGGTTTAAATATGTGGGAAGTGCCCATAAAAAGTTAAGTTTACCAGTCTTTTTAAGACCGTTTACATAAAGTATAATACATTTAAGTATTAATTTGTGTTTCTCTATATCAAGAGAGCCATCCTTTTTAAGGATAGCCTTCTTGTATAAAGTTATACAACGTTGAAGATCAGTCTGCAGAGGTCTTTCGTTAAACTTTTTTGGATAAGTTGCACGTAGTTCTGCAAAACAATCATTAAATGTTGTATCAATTTTAGGGAATAAAGTTACGGCTTTACTTCCAAGTGTCAAAGAACTGAATAATATTGAACCATCTGCTTCTATTTTATAATCTAATAAATCTTTCGACTTTAAATCACTAAATGTTTCATCAGTTATAGGTTTAATATTACTAACATAACTTATAAGGACATCTTTTTGTGAATAGTTTGTACAATACAATAAAAAATACTCCTCAAAAGTTAGTTTAAATTCTATTAATTGAGGGATTTTAAATTCTATCACCATGTTTTATGTCAATTTTAAGTTTTTATATTGCAAATAAGTATCTTCTGCAAGATCTTTAGTTGCTGGATCATAATTCTCTTCAATTCTGTCTAATTCTACTTCTATACCATATAAAGCCAATAAATCTTTTTGAATAGTTTTATATGATATGCTTTTATTATATCCATGTAAAGCTTGGATTTCCCCTATGTATCCTTTTAGGATATCAGAGGGTACATTTTTAGGGTCAAATGTGGTTTTAGACATCTTTTAGTATTAAGAGTTAATAATTGCTTTTAGTTCATCCATTGATGAACACCAATATATACAGCTAGGATCAAGATCCTTTTGAGAACTTGTAAGCCATTTTTGATCTTGAGTGTATTGCACATAAGTTCTAATCATTATAGGACTTTTATCTTCAATATAACGACAAATACGACCTGTTTGTTGGATAGTGTCCTTAATTTTGGAATTTCCATTTCTTTGGATTCCTATCTCTAGTTTATTTATAGACACACCTTCATTTAAGGCTTTAACAGTACTTATCCATTTTACTTTAGTTCTACCGTCTTCTAATTTAGCTATAGCCTCAAGTCTCTCTTTCTTTTTAAGTTTAGAATGATATACTACTACATCATCTCTACCCTCAGTTACTTTAATTGCTTCTTCTATACTATCTGAGAATATTATACCATTAGAATTAGGTAATAAATTCATAACCTCTCTTGTAACAAGTAATTTATTTACTGCTTTATCTAATAAAGCCTTTCTTTTCTTGATAAGAGAGTAGAATATATTTGCCCACTGCTTTTGTTCTGGTGTACCATTAACTCTATAAGAAGTAGCACTTCTAAAAGCCTCGTATGGTCCACCCAATAGCATTTCATAATAATTATAATTTCTCTGAATAGTCTTTAAAGCCTTATCTTCCTCTTCAGTAAGTTTTACAGCATAATTTACAAACTTAAAAGCTGACACCACACCATCTTTTGCTGCTTGTGAAATTGTGTATTTATACACTGTAGGACCTAACTTATTCTGAAAGAACTTTAAAGACTCATCTATAAAGGCACTTAAGCCTAAGAAATAATTAAACTCATTGTTTTCAAAGAACTTAAAATATTCATAACTTGTTTTAGTATAACCTGGAAGATAGTTATGTAGCTCATCTGCTACAACTAGCGTAAAACTTTTTTTCTTCCATTTATAAACAGTTTGAATGCATTCAATAGTACAATTCTTTAATAAGTGAGATTTCCCAAACTTCGCAAAGTCTTCAGGAAACACTTTATCTCTTATTAATTCAGTAGGTACTATTATTAATACTTTAGCATCAGGAAACTTATTAACAACAGCTTCTATAACCATTATGGCTACTAGTGTTTTTCCTGAACCTGTACACATTTCTATGACAGATTTTGTACAATCACACCAAGCAGTATATGCTCCAAGTTGTATTTTCTGTTGAATTTCTCTGATTGCTATCATACTATTAAATTATTAAAGTGAATTTATCCTTAGGTGTTTTCTTAGGTACTGCAGATTCTGAAGAACTACTAATAGTTTCCACTTTAACTGCAGTACTTATTATCTTATTCAACTTTCTAGATTTAAATCTAACATTTGTTGTAGCTACAGGTGGTTTTGAAGACTTAAATTCTTTTACCGGAAGTGGGTTTTCTAATTTATGAAAGGTATTTAAAAAATCATTCTTTGTAGAAGTAAGCCATTCAACTCTCTCACTTATAGACTCAATCTTAGGAAATTTATACTTACTAAAATTTTCAGTTAATCCTGATTTTATTACAATAGGAATTTTACTGTTAATAGAAGTTTTAGCATTTAATATATAAGTATTAATCTTATTAAAATCTGGCATTTCTTCTATTTTATCATTTATCCAGAATTCAAATTTACTATTATCTATAGGCATTCCTAACAGATTAGCTCCTCTGTAATAAGAAATATAATCTGCTTTTATCATTAACATTATAATAGGAATTATTTCATTAGTATTGTAGTTAAATAAACCACAAAAACCTCTGGAGACTACTAAGTAATTTCCACCATTTAAAGCTTTTCCTAATACATAATGATCTACATGAGGTAAACGATAGTTGGAACCCACTATAGTATCTACTAAAGAACAATTAAAAATATCACTAAAATAAGATAATGAATAACCACTACACATAAACGCTATTTCATTAGTTATATGATCTGTACTTCCTACGTAATTTTCAAAATTACTATTTATTACCTCATTAGCTTTATTATTCCATTTTTTAATTTGTACTTTTGTGCAATTTTTTAAACTATAATAAGGATATTCTCTTATTTCCTCTCTCTTCATATCAGTTATTAATAATGCAGAAAAATATTCTACAAAATCAAATTTAGGAAGAAAGTTATCATTTGTTAATTTAGAAAATACTGTTTTATTAAATATAAAATTATCACGCATTGCACGTAAAGAAGTATTTCCAGCTCCTCTTCCAGCATTCATTGAAAGAGGTTTCAAACAAACTACAGGTGTATAACCATCTATATTTGTTTTCATAGAAACTTTATAACTTTCTGAACGATTAATTGCACATGTTGTAATATTATGTAATTCTATCATGATTTTATTTCAAAATTAAATACGGGTAATTGATAGTCTATATTGAAAGGTAGATCACGTAATTCAAAACCAGCATCAAGATTAGTTAGAAAATTATTAAATCCAGATACCATAAATCCTGCAATAATACAAGAACAATGAGTAGTACCTTTGTAAGCACAATCTTCTTTAGCAACTTCTTTATCATCAAATAATGTAGTACGATATCTCTCAGCTTTATCAGGAGTTACTAAGAACACCTGACCTAACTCAGCTAATAATCTACCATCTATAAAGATAGCATCTTTTTCATCTTTGTACTTTTTATACCAGGTTTCAAATAGAAGTTTTCTCGCACTCATATTATCAAAACATGAAAAACAATACTTATCCACCATTATAGTAGACTCTTCTAATTTACCTAATATCTGAACTTTACCTTTATCAGCAATACCGTTCTCTACATATCCATCAAGTGTATCTACTAAACATTCTGTTTTTAATTTACCAATATCACGGAGACTGTATAATTGAGAAGCTATGTTTACTTCATCTACAGTATCATAATCATAGATAAATAAAGTAACTCCTTGTCTGGCTAAGAATAAACTTACCCAAGAGCCTATGTTCCCAACACCACCAACAATAGCTGTTGATGTTGAGACTCTTTTAAACCAAGGAGCAGAAGAAAATCTAGCTTTTTTATTATCAATCTTTTCTACTACTTCTGTAATCATTTTTTACTTCCTTTTTTAAATTTATCTAAAGCTTTATTACCAGCTTCTATAACACTATCAATACCAAAACTATGAGACTTTTTACCTTTTTTAGTATTTGCTTTTACACCAGCAACATGACCAGCATCAAAATCAGGATCTTCTTCAGATATACAAAAATCTAAGAAATCAATCATTTTATCATGTAGTTCATATCCTAACATTCTAAAATAATCCATTACTAAGATACATTGTCTAAAGAACATATTTTCATGTTCAGGATCTAAATACTTACCAAAATTCTTGTAATATGTCTCATCTAAAGCTGACTCAACTCCATCAAAATATATAGCTAAAAATTGATCTTTATTTTTCTCATATTCCTCATTGATTTCTTCTAAAACAGATTCAAGATTCTTTTTGTTATTAGCACTCAAAGACCATAAATCTGCTAAAAACCCATCAATTTCATTTCTGGTTTTAGGTATATAAATACTTGTTTGACCAAAATGCTTTACTTTATTACCTTTACCTAAATCTACTTCACTAAAAGGAAACTGTTTATATGCAGGATAAGTACTATAAGTTTTCTTAGCGACTGCTTCTTCCTTAGCTTTCTTTATAGAGTTATATCTAGTTAACTCAAAATCATCTTGTTCAAACTCAATAATACAATCTATTGTCAATAAATGTTTTTCTTTTTTAACTTCAATCTTCTCATTGTTCATGAGATTTTTAAATGATAAACCATGACTAAAAGTAAATGTATTCTTAGTTTCTAATTCAACTTCAGCTACAATACCAATTTTAGCACAAAAATCTGATTTATGATTAACAATTAGTGATAAATAAAAATTATGAGAACCAGCATTAGATACTAATTCATCAGTATCTGTACCACTAAAGAAAGTATTCATACTATGATGGGTATGAATCATACCCCATTTCTGATTAACTGATTCAGGATATTTATCATAAAAATCCACAATAGATTCATCTGGAGTAAATTCAGTATAAGTACCTACTCCAATATCCATTAGATATATTTTATTTGCTCTAAGAACCAATGTCTCAGGCTCACTTATATCACCACTTACTATAGAGTAGAATAATAATCAAGACCACTCTATATCACCAATCTTGTTATGTAAAAACATAATCTGAGATTGTACTTCTTTTGAGATTATTAATCTCGATTTAGCTTTAAAGCTATTTACTTGCATTACGTTAATTTTTTAATAACATGATTATTTAAATTTGCTTCTAGTCGATTTGCAACATAGTCTATTACCTGTTTAGATAAAATACTATTTTTATCATCTTCTGTAATATTGTTGTATATTTCTAATTTAGGATTTGTTTTATTACCAAATTTTAAATTTGCAACTTCAGGTCTTATAATAATACGTGATTTTAAGTCTTTGATTTCAGCTTCTATTTCAGAAACTGTTGCACTATCAACAAATTCACTACCATCTACATCTCTGAAACAATAACACTCACTTTTAACAGATGTATCTTCTAACTGCTTAATAATTTCTCCTTCAAGTTTAGTATCTCTTAAAACTTTAAAATTCTTATTTAGAGCATCAAACGATAAATTAAAGTCAATTACTTTTTTCTTAACTATTTGATCTAAAGCTTGTTGTTGATTTGATGACATGTAATATCTATCTCCTCTTGCTGAAATATTTTCAAATTTAATATAAGGTCCACCTTCCAATGATTCCCAGCTTACATAAGCTGTTAACATGTTAAGAAATAATAAGTATTTACTCTCAGTAAAGGCTACTTTTAAATCAGTATTTATAATATTTACATCTGTTGCACCTAAACAAAAAGTACTAAAACGTTGTTCTACATTACAAGAAGGTAAATGAGAATGTTTATAATTACTACTAATTTCAGAATATGAATTTGTTAATCGAGTACCTAAAATAGTTTCAGATACTTTTATAGTATCACCAAGTCTATCATAACTAAAAGGGATCTTTACTACAAGATCTTTAATAAGATGTGTTTTTTTATGACTATTTGAAATAGTAATATCTTCAAACAAGATATGTGCTGCAAATATATTACTTTTAACATCGTGTGTAATACATACATTTTTCTCCCCAAATACCTCTTCTGTTAATTTCTTAACAGTATCTACATGTAAATAGAATTTTTCATGTAGAGACTTTAAGTAGTCTTTAGTTATAGTAGAATCTATTGTTTTTGCTAAATCATAATATGTATTATATATTTCATCTGCTTTTAAAGTAAAGTGCTGATAAATATCGTATTTCTTAATTATCTCATCAAGTATTTTGATATCATCGGGATATTTAGAAATCTGTTCTTCTGTTAATATTGTATAATATTTAGAAAAACCTGTCTTACTTCTAGCATCAGAATAAACACCATTTTTATGTAAAATATTATAATTATAATAGTCAGACTCATTAGGGTCTTCTGAATAAAATCCTAATTGACCATAATACTCATCACTTTGACTAGTACAAAGAAAGTACTTATATTTCCCTTCTTCTACTTTATAATTCTCATAATCAATTATATTTTCTAATACTTCTTCCATATTTATATTTATAAAAAAGAGTTAGGCTAACCGCCCAACTCCTTTCTTAATTTTTCTTGTTCATTTAGTAAACTACTATTACCACTAGGTAAGGATTTTTCTTGATTTTTAATCTGCTGATCTAAATTTTCATCATTATCAGATTCTTCTTCCTCTTCTTCTTCCTCACTTGTATCCTCTTCAACTATTTGATCTATAATATCTTCTTTAAATACAGTTAAATCACTTTTCAGTTCTTCAACTTCATTTTTCAGTTCATCTAAATCATCTACATTAAAGAGTTTCTGCTGGAACGCTAATAATTTCTTACTAAGTTCTTCCTTAAACTCGCTCACATTCATCTTATTTACCAGCTTTATTTTTTGCTGTAAACAAGAACAAACTAAATTCTCCTTCAGGTAATACAGCATCCGTTGCTTCTAATGAAACCTTAGTCTCACGAACAATACCCTTCATGTTAGAAGTTGGAATATTATTTGTTTGAAGGTCACTTTGTAATTGACCCCATGTTGTTGCAGAAGTTTGAATTTCTACGGGTTGATTAGTAGTTGGATTAACTACAGTTACTTTTCTTGACATTTATTTGTTGTTATTCGTACTTATTATTTGTTAAAAAGTCAGATAGAGTTTCCCCTACCTGACTGTCTCTATCTATTGTTAATTAAAACAATTCAGTTTTCAAAGCCTCAAGATCTTTTAAATCTTCAGAAGCATCTGCAGCTGCACGCTTGCTATTGATGAAATTAGCAGGGCTAAAAGGTGTTTTACCTAATACCACATTCATTTCAGTTTGCGCTGTGTTTAACTTACGCTTAGCAGCAATAATGTCTGCTTCAATTTGCAATTTAGCTGTTTCTACTACTAAATTTAACTCATCTGCTTTCACAGATTTTTCATCACGACTTAGGATGTCTTTCAACTTTGTTGATACTTCTGCCATTTTTGTTTTTCTTTTGTTTATTTATATATTTATTGATGTGGTGTTCCTTACATTGCTATTTTAATTACCGTTGAGGTATAGCATACCTTTTTTGATCGAGGTTTAAGACCACCTATAGTGGTTCTCATCTCTGAAGCAGGAGACAACTTATTATCAGTAGTTGACTTTAGAGGTCCACTGCTAGTAATATTGATGTAGTTCTCCTTCTCCGCAATCATTTTATCTAAATCGTTCATGCTCTCTTTTGTTTGACCAATTAGTGTTATATTTCTTTCATAAATGTTATACGTTCTGCGATTAGGACCATGTAATGAGGAATGGAATGGTGCATCAAAATCTACTATATAATCATAACCATCTTTGTCTAGACCAACAACTTTACCTTCTTCTCCTCTAAAATCAATAGAATCAACTTTACCATTAACAGAAACTCTGTCGCCAATTTTTATATCATTACCCATTTTAACCTCTTCTTTTATTACTTTATTATTACTCATACCAGATAGTGCCCAGACTTCACCCTTTATCACATAATACTTCTACAGAACATGTTTCCAATATCTCAAATTTGTGAGAATTTATTCCATATTTCTTAAATGAATAGTACAATTTTCTCTGTCCTATTGATTTAAGTATATTTGAATATTGCTTAAATCTTAACTCTATATCAATGGATTGACCAATATAAACTTTTCCTGAAGGGCTAGTTATCTTATATATACCTATTGTTTTCACTCTACAAATATACGAAATTTCTAACCAAAAAGCTCAAGTTGATAATTTCTTTTAATTCCACTGATAATTGCTTTTATCTGAGATATATAAAACTTATAGTTTATATCATCAGGAAAAACATCCTCTTTATGGTTATTGTATATAGTCACACCAGACTGTTTAAGCAAGTGTGATTGTTTACCATCTCTACATTTGTATATATATCCACCCTTAGTAGATGCATAAAATCTATTTAATCTCTGCTGTTTAGCTGTCACAAAGTTTCTATCTGTCCACATAATATGGTAAGACTTATCAACCTTTTGACTACAGCAGAAATCTAGTATGTTTTTATGACCCATTACAAAGTCTTCTGGTTTTATATTATCTATATACCAAGCTTTTAATGCTTTAGGTATTACTAAATAATCTACAGAACTACCTAATTCAGGTTCTGTTACAAAATAAGAACCTTTTTGCTTAACTTTATTATCTTCTGTTAAAGCTATATAATTATTTACGTTTGAGTAGACAATTTTTTTATATTTTTGATGTTCAAATAGTAAGTTAGTTTCTATACCAACTTGATTAACTATTGAATAATATTCTTCTAATCTTTCTTTTGGTATTAAACACTCAATACCATCCGTATTAGCACTAAGTACTTGAAAACCTGCTAACACTAATCTTTCAATTACCAAGGTAATCACTAATTGACCTAGTAATCTTAATTTCATAGCACCTTCTGGATAATATAACCAAGAATATTCCTGATCCAATAATCCTGAAGTACCATTTAAAATAAGCTTAAATAAAGCATCTTTAGATTTCTCTTTATTCTTCTTAGCTTCAACTCTCTCATCCTTTATATTAGTATATCTGTTTAATACAGATTTAAATCTAAATAATTGATGATTAATTATACCATTAGGATACATACTAGCTACATCTGAAGTTAAGATATAATTTATATCATCTTCCTCATATACCTCATTCTTATTAACAGAGTGTATACCACCCTTACCGTAAGTGAGTTTAATAGCCGTATTACCTTCCAGTAACACAATTTCTTTAGAAAAGTCCTGTTCAGCCTTAGACATCTCTTCATAGAGTAATCTAAACTGATTTAGTTTAAAATCCATTACAGGTAATGGTAACTTACTACCATAAGAATATCTTGTATTCCTTACTTCCTTAGGGTCTAATCGTTCAGTATTACAATAATCTACTAATAGTATTTCTGATGATATCTTAGGAGCATCCCAAGACATACAATCTAAACCAAAAGTCTCTTTAATATAACTTCTGAGCTTAATCTCAGGTTCCATTTTATCACACAATAGTGCTAAAATATCTATATCATGAACTCTATTATAATGTATGAGTTTATCTATTTGATCATCAGATAAATGCATAGCTGGGTCGAAGGGAAGTTCCTGAACTGTATGGTAACCTAATTGAATAGCTAAACCCTTTAAACTTATCTTCTTACTAATTCTTAACATCTTAGACCAATATAGAAATAAATCTACATCAACCCATTTGTTATGATATTTATACTTAGATAATGATTTATCAGACCACCATCTTTCAGTGTTTATTATTGTGTCTGACCAAGATTTAAGTTTAAGTAAATAACCTTTAACCTCTAAGATAGGGTTATATAGTATATACATTATAATACAATTATCATAATGCATACCATTAAAACTTACTAGAAACTCTTTAAATTCACTAAAGAATTTCTTAATCTCTTCATAATCATTTCTTCTGTGAGATATTTCCCAAGTTGTTTTTTCTTTAGTATCATAATTCATTATAGTACATAAGAAACAGTTAGGATATACTTCAACGTCAAATAATATTTTCATCTAAATATCTCAAGTTAGTTGTATTTTTAATATTTCCGTTTAATCTACACATTAATGTGCTATGATTAATATTTTTTGCAAAAGCAGCTTCTTTAGCAGAACTAAATATAATTCCTGTTTCTAGATCGATAACCTCCCTACTTATAATTTCTAATCTGTATTTACTAGGTTTTTGTAGACCCAAACTATAAGAATGAAGAGTGTTATATGAATAAGTACACCATTCTAAATTACTTAACTTAATATTTGTCTTAATTCCATCTTTATGATTTACACAAGGTAAATTATCAGGATTTGGAATAAATAATTTAGCTAATAGAGCGTGTAATAAAAGAGTTTTCTCTCCTTTTTTAGTATTTATACCAAAAGAATAATATCCTTTATTGTTAATTGATGGATTTAAAAGTCTCTGAGTATTATTTCTTCCTTTTAAACTTTTAATCCTCCCAAAGCTTGACACTTCATACATGTTATCTGAATCAGGAATAATTTTCCAAATTTCTTCTACATCATACAGTATCTTCATTTGGTTTTTCTTCAATAATTTGAGCATCCTCAATACCACTTTCTTGAGGTAAACTTTCAATATTTTCTCTTACTGAATCATGAGCTACAGCTTGTACTAATTCAGCTTGAGCTAATTCCATCTTACCATTAACAATATCTAACATTGCTGCTTTTCTTACTCCTCCAGGTTTAATCTCCTGATATATCTTCTGCAACTCTTCTAAAGTTTTATCTTTATATTCAGCATAGAATTTATCATAAGCTGCTTGTTTCTTTTGTAATACAACTCCTATTTGTCTTTCTTTTTTTGCTGTTAATCGCATATTTTACTTTAATATAACTCTTTTTCAATAATTTACTAAAGAGTTTTTTGTTAATTAATATTTTTTAGCATGTTGCTACAGTTCACATCATTTAGTTTAAAGTATAAGTAACTTGGTCATTAGAATTGTCATTATGATAATTGGAGTTGTTGAAAACTCAACTAAGACTAGTTTATATGATGTATAACTTTATGATTTTAATAATTCTATATATAATTCTAAAAATAATTTACCTACAAAATCAGAGGTTTCTCTATCTTTATAAAAAGCAACCTGGCCAAAAGAATGGCCAGAAAGAGAACCGGAGCCGCTGAAAACCCAACCAAGACCAGTAGAAGAATCTTTATAAAAATATGGATACCATTTATATTGAGATGTATCATCCCAATTAAATTCAAAGTTTTCATTAAATAATTTAGCGATATTAGAAATTTTATGTACTAATAATAACTTCTTTTGTTGATGAACAGGAAATCTTGAAAAATCTAATATTCTTAATTCTCTAGTACCTAATTTTTTACAAACATCACTATAATTTCTAATTTCTAATAATTCTGGATTCATTTAAATATTTATTTCTTAATTTAAAACTATTACAATGTATCAACCATCCTCTATAGGAAGCTATTGATTTTGTATTTTTATTATATTTAATCATTTTAATAAATCTTCTTTTAATTCCATCTCTTAATAAGATAAATTTATGAAAAGATCTATATCCAACAAAGTCTATTCCTCGACTTTCAACTGGAAATATTTGATAATTCGATAATTTAAGCTCTAGTTTCTCATCTAAATACTTTATTATCTCATGTAAAATTCTATGTAATTCTTCTTTGTTATCTGATAATATAACTATATCATCACAGTATCTGAAGTAATGCTTAACCTTTAACTCTTCTTTTAACCAATGGTCAAAGTAAGTTAAATAAAAATTAGCAAAATATTGACTTAAGTAGTTACCTATTGGTACTCCTTGAGCACTATCTATAATATTGTATAATAAATACAATAAATCATCATCTTTAAACTTTTTTCTTAATAATCTTTCAAGTATCTCATTCTTAACACTTGGATAAAACTTATGTATATCAAGTTTTAAACAATACTTAGTTCCTGCTCTATCTTTTAGAGATTTTGTTAAATTTTCTAATGCTTTATGAATACCTCGGTCTTTAATACAACTATAAGTATCTTTAGTGAAACAAGATACAAATATAGGTTCTAACACATTCATTATTGCATGATGTGTAATTCGATCAGGATAATATGGTAACCTATAAATATCTCTTTGTTTTCCGTCAAATATAGTAAATAACTTATATTCTGATGTTGTATACTCTTTATTCTTTAAAATGTGGTGTAAATTGATGATATTGTCTTCTCGATTTCTATCATGTCTTTTTACACCACATTGATTCTTTTTATTTTTTCTTGCTTTTTTATCAGCAAGTTTTAGGTTATCAATACCATAGATTTTATGGTACAAATTACCAGTTCTTTTCATAATTTACTTATTATTAGATCTTCTTCCAAAAACAGTACCAAAGCTCTTTTAATATATTTTTATTTTTTACCTAGGGGTAAGGTTAATACTACATTTTTTAATAAGTATTAGCTAGAACTCATGTTAGAATTGTAGTTGTTGTAATTATAAGAATTCACTACCTAACTAGAGTAGAAATTAGTATTAACCTGTAATTTATTCAGGGAGATAATCTAAATAGATATCCTTAAACTGATTAGCTGCATACAAAGCTTTTTCTGAAGTTGTATAGTAAAAGCCAGAACCCATGTGAGAATGGTAGATGTGGTAAAGATAAGAACACACCACCCAACCAGAGCTTGTCTTCTCAAAATATGGATAATATTTATACTGACTTCTATCATTAAAATCAAATGTAACTCCTTCATTTAAAACCTCAGAAATCATATTAATCTTAAAACAAGCATTTAAATGTTTTTTTAGCTTTGTTTTAGGATTTTTATATGGTAAACAATCCTCAGGATCTATATCTTTTATATTACACACATCTTCCCAAGTTTTTACTCTGTCCTCAATTTTTGAGTTAAAGAATGCTTTACCAAAAGAATCCTCCAACATTGTTTTAAATTCTGAAGATGCAGTTTTGTATAATTTTAATGCGTTCTCTTCATCTATTTGTAATTTTTTCATAGTTTTAAATTTTAACAGATTTATAAAATATTGTTTATTTATCATAGTACATTTAATTAATAATAGGTATTGACAGCCTAGACCATCAATACCTATTGGGCACCAACCAGTTTGATATGAACTAACGGGCTATTTTCTTAAGTTAGTTCGTTAATATTTTACTGATTATGTACTGTCCACCATTACATTTTAATATAAATGTACAAAATAAAATTAGTTATAGTAGGATTCTAACCTACTTCGGATAGTATTACTACATCCATTTTGCAAACTATATGTCTTACACTATTTGCATCATAACCAATAACATCTAACAACTGGTCAACCACTCGCTACCCACCCCATAATCTAGCGCTAGTACTCAGAGCCTAAGCCTTGTCCGTTGTGTTGTTAGAATAAAATTGTAAACTAATAGTCACTTACACCACTATGTAGGATGACTAATTCCCACTCTCCCTATACCATCTTTCAGGTAAGTATGTTTTTATAGTTTACAAACCTAATTTATAGAACAAGTCGCCCTCATTCTACCGAAGTATTTTCATTCTCCGAATACTCTTAGTGGAGTAGTTACTTTTGTCAAGGATTACTAGTTCTTGTTTTGTGTAACAAATCTATCGTGGAGCTGAGGGAGTACGATTCCCTGTATTCCAAAGACACCATTTAATTTTCTACAAGTTTAGCATATCTTTTTCTCCTAATGCAGGATATATAGTCTTTTTGTTCTCTATAAAGAAGTCATCCCACATTTATACACTGGTAGAAGAGGTGTTTGTTGAATTAGGCTGCTAACTCTAAATCTGCTTCAACAGCAGGTGTCAATTGAATGACTTTTGCAGAAGCTTTTTTTACAACTTGTAGAACATCTGCGATGCCTCCTACTTCGTTGGTGATTACCACGTTACCAGTTAAGGTTTATAACCATGTATTAAAGTGATAGATTACATCTCACTACTTGCTTATCAAACAATGTTACTTCAGAGTCTATAGCCAACTCGCAGCCCCATAAAATCCACTTATTATTACCGTAAACATTTAGTGTGGATAGACTATTCAGGTTTATACCGACCAACGATATATTTTAAATATTATTTCTCAATTAACTTAGTTGATAATAAAGCATCAATTAAACTATTAGTGATGCCATTAGTACCACCATTAATATAAGTGGTAGGTAAACTAATTTTACCAAGAGCTTCAGCGTATGCTTGTGCTTTAACCGTTATACCAGCGGTAATGTTTTAAAAGTTGCGGGAGTTGGACTCGAACCAACGACTCTCAGCTTATGAGGCTGATAAGCTGACCACTGCTTTATCCCGCAAAGAGATGCCAGGAGAGTTCGACTCTACACCTAAAGTGTCCTGGCATCTGTATTTATAAGCTATAAATAGCTATTACTCTTACTTATTAAGAGCTTCTGCACTTTTTACTTTAGAAGCACCGCTACCTGTAATCACATTGTCATGTGCGATTAATACGTCTTCTAATTTACCTGTAGCATCAAATTCAGTGCTACGGTAGATTTGCTTTTCACCTAAAGTACATGGAACTCCACCTTCACCTGCTAATTTAGGTCGGAAACCATTGTGTTCTTGAGTTAAAGACTCAACTACACGTACATTTCCAGGTAATTCCATACCTTCACGGTAGTGAGATTGTACTTTTTCCCATGCTTCAACAGTCATTGGAATCAATGCACTGTTACCACGTTTAACTCCACCATTTTCATAAGCAAATTGTAAATCAATTGTTGATGGATTTTCCACACGAATAAAACCAAAAGGTTTTTTATTCTTGTCTAATTTAGGAGTTTTACCGTCTTTTTCAAAAGATTGTGTGAAAATTGCTCCTGCTACTGCTGTTAAAATTACTTTTTTCATAATTATTAATATTAGTTGTTATTTTTAATTGTTAATAGTAATCCTTTTAGAGTGCGTTACCAGACACTATAGATTCATAACTTAGATAATCATACGCTACCTTAGACTAATAGTCAATTCCCTGTGGGTAAAGGCTGTATGATGAGAGCTGTTAATCTTCTAATATTTTTGATGGAAATCTTCTGTTTCTTAATACTTTTTCTTCTTCAACTAAAGAACCAATTGTGGTATTATAATTACCAAACTTGTTATTTTGCTTATAAAAGCCTATCCAAGCCATTGTTGTTTCATGTACAAACCACACTTGAGTTCTTTTTCTTCTTTCTGTATCCTTAAAGGGCATATTTTAATTATCTGTTACTTAAAGAAACTTTAATAGATCCCCAATTAGGAACTCTACCTGAGATTATTTCTCTCATTAAAGCTTCACGTTCTTTAAAATTTGTTTTTATCTTATTCCACTCTTTTTTAACTTTCTTTAGTTCTAAAACCTCAGAAATTGATCGTGGTTCCTTTTCTTCTTGTGGAGGTATAACATTAGAGTTAATTTCAGCTCTAATAGCTTCTCTTTTTGCTAAAACTTCACGAGTTTCATAAGGACCTTCTTTAAACTCTGTTACAGAGTCTATAATTACTACTTTTTGCATAGTTGTTAGTTTTTATTGTTATCAATTAAATATTTAACCTTTTTAAATGTTGATTGTGAATCATCATATACCCAACTACCTGCATATTCAGTTAACTGAGATGTCTTACTTAATTCAATATGAGCTGTTAAAGACCAATCAGCTTTTACAGCATTTCTAGTATCTACCTCAATTAATTTAATAGTATAATCTTTATAGACTATTTCTATAAAATATTTACAGTTGTAATTTAAATATAATTTACACTTATTAGGTGTGTATATATAAGATCTATTACCATTACAAACAAGATTAACTTGTAAAGTATCCCTAACAGGTATTCCATGTATTAATACATCTAATTCTACCTCAATAGAATTACTCATTAAATATTGTAATTTTGTTTTACCAGTATTGTAATTAGTATCAATCTTTTGACCCATTACACATAATGATAAGAAGCTAAATATAATTATTAGTTGTTTCATATAGTTGTTAATTTAAGTTGTTAATTCATGACTGTATTCAAAATGCTTAGTTAGTTTAGGAAAACCAATTAGACTCATTCTTTTTTTAATATATTCTTTCATAGAATCACACTGAAAATAATAATGTTCAGAGTCTTTCCATTTAATCCAATACATAGGTAAATGTTTGTCTAAATTAGATACCACAAACTCCCCACTCACTGAATGAGGAACTTGTTCGTTATCATTTGGTTGCATGTTTTGTTGTTTTAGGTTTTCTTATTCTATCGAATAATCCAACCTTTAATCCTATTAGTGCAAATACACCAAGGATACAAATAGATATTAATTGATCTGATGGCATTTGTATTTGTTTTTAATTGTTAATAATTAATTTCTTAAGACTCGATAGCTTTTAACATTATCATTTAAAGCTTCAATAAAAATATAGTGTGTTGGTGTAGTTAACATAGAAAGTTTGTAAAACTTATCATCTCTATCCTTACACTCAAAAAATATATCTTCATCTACTTTAAAATTAGATAATATATGTAAGAACTTCTGAACAGTATCTGTAGAAATAACTATAATATTTACATTATAATCAATCATTACATTAGTTTTCATCTTCTTTTCAAAGCTAAATCCTACTTTATCATTGTTAGATACTTTATAATCAGTATAAGACATTGTATAAGTTGATTGAGCATTACTATATGTGATCCACACACATAGTAATATTAGTAATAATTTCTTCATTTTCTTACGTATTTAAATAATTTACTATGATATCCAAAAGATAAACTATCCTCATTATATCCATTTGTACATATATAGTATGCTTGACCACCTTTAGCTACATCTAAATTAGAGTAATAGTAATCATATCCTACATAAGCACAATATGAACAGTTTAATACATTAGTAGTTAATATTAAATCTGCTGTTGCACTATCACCTGCATACCATTGATATGTTCCCTCCATTTTACCTTTGACAAGTGGAGTAATAAATGTTTCCTCTTTTTCAGGAACAGTTGTTTTCTTTTTACATGAAGCACCTAATAAGAGAACTAAAAATAACACTATTAGACAAAATGACCAAACAATTATAGCATTTCTTTGTTTTCTTAAAGGTAATTCAGGTTTAGACATATAGTGATGTATAAAATCACTTCCGTCATCATTAGTCATTTTTATCATAATGTATTGTTTTAAGTGTTATTTACTATATTTATTTATTAAGTATTCTTTAGCTTGTTCAATAGTCATTTTATTATAGTCTAACCATTCTTTAGAAACTCTTATTTCTCCTAAATCATATTTACCTTTGATTTGTAACCTACCTTTAAATATTATTATTTCCATTGTTTTAACTTAACGAATAATTTAATTAATAAAACTGCCTCATCGCATTATGGTTGGCTATAGCGAATTAATATTTTAGTTTTAATTGTTAATCTCTACAGAGCTATTACACTATCGGTCAGCTATATTATAAGGTAACCCAGTAATAGTTGTAGAGATATAAACTAATAGCCTATCATAATGACCACCCACCTGTAGAGCTATGAACGATTAATGGTAGTTTTTAGAGTCTTACAACAGGAGTAAGCAGTTTCTCTAATCTATTAGTTTAATAAGGTATTGGGTTCCTAAAACCTGTAAGGGTAATAATTCCATTGTTTACACAATAGTGGGAACTAGCCCCATCCCAATGTTTTGAATAAGTTTACCTCCTAAGAGGTGTAGGCTTAAGGTTACGTCCTACTACAATATCGTCATATTGTGTTTTTAAGAATTACCTCAACATAGCAAATACTATGTATTTTGACTACTAAACCCACGCTTGCGGATATTAGACTCTCCAACAGATGTTCTGTTTATTGCTGTATCTAAGAACACCTTAGAAGTGATACAACTCATTCTATCTATAGCTACAGGATAGACACTGACTAGTAAGTCCCAGTCTGAGCTTGTCTGCTTACTCAATTAAGAGGTAGACTCTGGGTTACACTCACATACCCTCCACTAATTTTTTCAATAGTGGGTTATAGGTATAATATTTATAAATTGTTTTGTATCCATTGTTCATAATCTTTTATTGCTGCAAGAGAATCATAATCTCTATACATTTCAGCTCTAAGTCTATCTAATAATATTACTACTTCATCTCTTGTATAAGTTTTAGCTTGATGAATAATAACTGTGTTATCTGGTCTTAGTTTAAGTTTTATATTATCATATCCATATGCATCTTGTGAATCAACATATGTTTTAGTAAATTCATACTCAACCAATACCTCTTTAATATTACCTTGAGCTTCTACATAAGCTTTAATGAATGATTCAGGGATTTGAGGTATAAATTCAGTTAAAGGATAAGAGTATTTATCTCCAACTCCTTTAGGAATATATTTAGTAAGAGATTTATCTCTTGTAGCTATTATTTTCTTAAATAGAGATAATTCTCTTTTAGTTTCACATCCACTACATTTGAATATCCCAATATCTGTTATATAATAATCTCCTTCTTTAATTTCTTCATTAGAAGTTAAATAGAGATGTTGATAGGTTCTATTTGTATCTTTGAGATAAGATTGTGTAAAATATCTATCTCCACAATATTCTAATTTAGTTGAATTATTAGTCTTTAAAAGACCATAACCTTCTGCTTTTTCAGTAGGAAGCATAACTACATTGCATAATTTTTTCATAACTGTCTTGCTTTAAGTGGTTATTAATTGATTATAACATTACTAATAATATTACAATTTAATATATGGCGAAGCATGTCTTCATTAAGCCATAACACAGGAAGGCACCATACTATCTTTAATTTCTTCTTTCACTGTATTACTACAGCGTGAACTTAGCTATTCCTTCACCAACGGTTCAAGTGCTAATCTATCACTAAGACTACTTAGATAATCTATACCCTGTTTATATGAAATCTAAGTCATATTTATCAGGGATTTGCAATATGTTAGAGATAGACAGACCTCGTACTATATCCTTTTGTGTCTATTCCACTTTATAAGGTGTGGACTCTCTAATGTTTTAATTAAATGTAATATTATTGATGATCAGGAAACTTAAGTCCACAAGACTTATGACGTAATCCATGAGAGGAATATTTAGGAGCATCTTGTTCAGAAGTATATTCTTTTATTAATTTACCCTTCTTATAGACTTTGATATGACATCCAGGATACATTAACCTTAATCCTAAAGCTTGTCCTTTATCCACTCTATCTAATGCGTGTATTGTTACCATAATTTTAAGTTTAATTTTGTGAAAATGCTGAATGTTCTAATATCCTGTGAGGATTAGGTTGTGTTATATCTCTTACAAATGTAAACAAGTTTTGTTTTACATTAGATGAGAGTTTTGTTGAAAGATAGATGAATACTAACATATTAATAGAGTATTAATGTTGGTTAATAATAAATGAATGTTGTAGTAGAACAAGTGTAGCGTGCTTCGCACGCACACCCAGTCTTTGTATGTTTTGAATAGGGAATAATATAAAGGTGTTTCAAGGCTTAATAGCTACTACTTTAGTATTACTAATATCTGCTAATCCATATTACTATGTGCACTGACAACTTATCTCTCTCCGCTATATTATTACTACTCTTATTAGTTAGTTATACTCTTAGTTAAATATTTAGTATCAGTATAGTAGTATTTATCTTCTATC